CCGCCGGGCATACGGACGCGGATGCCATCCGGCAATTGCTCCACTCTTTCAAGGCTACGACATTGGGCCACGTCCACGGCAAGGATCTATTCCGCAAACGGAGCCGAGGCCGGGTGTTCTCCGGCAATGCCAGAGATATCTTGGACCGGGTTGCCGAGGACAACGCGGCCGAGTGGAGTATTCAAGATGGTAAGCTCATCATGGTGCCGGTGGATTCCACCCTCCCCAATGAGGCCATTGAGGTGGATTCGGAGACGGGCTTGGTTGGCACCCCCGAAGTGAATGACAAGGGTATTACCATCAAGACGTTTTTCGATCCTCGCATCGTCCCGGGCTCCAAGCTTTGGCTCCGGAACAATGAGGTGAAAATGCGGCACCTCAAAGCTGAACTCAAAGGGCAAAAGCGCAAGCTTCACGGCCCATCGAAGCCGGCACGCACGGATCCGGATGGAATCTATAAAGTGTATGCGGCGCACATCACCGGAGACACCCGAGACGTTGAGTGGTTCTCTGAGTGCAAGTGTGTTGCCCTCGATGCCAAGATCCCATCAATCAAAGGCCTCCCACAATCCACCACTCCGGACGGAGACATTCTATGACCGATCTTCTAGCTCAAAGGCAATACGAAGAGGCCGGGGTAAACGATGAGGCCGCGGCCACTAAGGCCGCAGTCTTGGCAGAGAAGCTCAACACGCACACCAACACGATCGCCATTGTGGAGAGCTTCAACCCCACCAAGCAAACGGCCGTTGTGCGGCCCGTGGCCAAACGCTACTTCATTGGGGAGGGCTTCAAGCCTCTTCCTCCCATCATGGATGTGCCGGTGATGTTCCCCCGCGGTGGGGGCTTCGTCCTAACCTTCCCCGTGGAGAAGGGGGACGAATGCGCGGTATGGTTTGCCGAGAGAGCGATCGATGAGTGGCACAAGGCCGGAGGGGTGCAAGAGCCGGGCACCTTCCGAACCCATGACATGTCGGACGCATTCGCCCAAGTGGGGATTTCTAGCATCCCTCGAGCGGTCTCCAACTTCAACGGTAGGTCCGTGGAGCTGCGGAGGTTGGACGGAGAGGCCAAAGTCCAGATTGACGGGAAGGATATCAACGTCACTTCCTCCACCGGAGACGTCTCGATCTCCTCATCCGTTGGCACCATCAAGCTCAACGCTCCCGCGGGAGCGAATCCGATCGTCAATGGGGTGTTGAATGGTTCACACCCATGCCCAATCCTTGGAGCTGTCCACGGAGCTTTTGGGCCTCCTTGTCAACGCGTGCTAGCGGGGAACACATGATTAACCGTAGGCTTGCAAAGGTTGGCTCCGGTACTACCGCGTATTACGACATAACCGGAGGGCATGGGATCCAAGACTTCGCAACGGGGGGTGAGGCCACGATCCAAAAGATCCGCGGCACTCTCAACCTCATCCTCGGTGAGTGGTTTCTCGACATCACCCAAGGAATTCCTTGGATTCGAAATCCAAACGCGAGTGAGCGCACCATCCTTGGTTCCTTCCCCGCCGATCCTATGTATGCGGAGACTGTCATCAAGGCCGCGATTTTGCGTGTTGAGGGAGTGCACGCCATTACGCAATTCACGCTAGACTTCAATCACACAACCCGGGCCGCATCTTGCAGCATCCTAGGGGTGCTCGAGAGTGGAGCCCCCTTCACCGTTTCGGAGGCCGTCCTATGAGCACCACCCTTTTCTCCGGACAGCTTACTTCCGCGGGCTTCGTTCGCGTCCCTATGACCGCGATCAAGTCCTACCTAGATAATCTGTATTACGCGGCTTATGGCAGCGATGCTGACATGTCCGCCACAAGCCCGGACGGCCAAATCAGCGGGAGCCTTGCGGAGATGTTTGATGACTTGAACGGCATTGCCCAAGACACCCACCGAGGGCTTGGAGATCCGAATGCGGCTACCGGGCAAATGCTCTCCGGGCTCATGGTGCTAACGGGATGCCCGCGGAACGGATCCTCTAAGAGCACGGCTCCCGCAATCTTCATCGGCACCCCCGGCACCGTGATCGACACAACCAAGGTGATTCAATCCACATATGATGGGTCACTTTGGAGCCCAATCGCTCCGGCTACCATCGGCTTGGGAGGGACGGTCTCCGGAACTTTGCAGTGTAACGAGTCCGGCCCTCCCCGCAATGGCAGAGTGCCCGCGGACTCCTTGACGGTCATTCAAACAACGGTGGATGGTTGGGACGCGGTCTCCAACTCGGTGGGGGTGCCAGGATACAACGTGGAAAGCGATCCGAATGCCCGCGTCCGGCGGCAACAGTCCGTGGCCATCGCCTCCCAAGGTATGACGGACGGGCTCCAAGCCACCTTGAAGAAGCTCCCCCATGTGATTGATGCGGTGGTGTGGGAGAATGACAAGAGTGAGATCGTTGTGGTGGGATCCTCGGAAAACACCATCAACCCCAATAGCCTCCGGGTTTTCGTTCGCGTGGACTTGGGGAGTAGCTCGGATCCCGCGGAGACCACCACCGATGCGGATCCGGTGGCAAATACCATCTTCCTCCTCAAGGGCCATGGGTGTGGAACTCAAGGGAGTATTACGAAACACCCACTTGATGCGGTGGGGGTTGCACAAACCATCAACTATGATCTCGCGACTCCACTTTCGGTGGGAGTTACTGTCACTTTGTCCAAGCGCTACAATTACCCCACCGATGGGGACAAGAGGATCTCGGATGCGATCACGGCTTGGGCCGCGGGCTCAAACAAAGTCACGGGCAAGCCCAACATCCAAGTCTCTGGAAATGACAAGGGCCAATTGTCTTGGACGGATGTCCTCGCGGCCTTCCTCAATTCCGTTCCGGGCTTCGATTTCGTCGGGCTCTCTTTCACCACCGATGCGGGCACCGTAGCGGGAAACCTCCCCGTCCCATTCGGATCCTTTGTCGAGATCTCATCGGTCTCGGTGGTGGAGGTTTAACCCATGGCATCCCCCACCATCGACTTGGTTGGAACTCCCGGAGACCGCAACACGCAAGGCCTCGGCCGCCTCACCGGGCAGTTCGTGCCCTCCGTGAAGCTTGTTGCACTCCTCCGGGGGATCCTCGAGCTTGGCCAAGACATGGAGCTTCTCCTCCAAAAGCTTGGCCGCTATCTCAATCCGGTGGACGATGCTACGCAAGCCACGGCCAACACGGACGGAGCCGTAGGGGCCCAACTGCTAGCAATTGGGGCAATTGTGGGGGTGTCTAACGTAGTCCCGGGCCCCACCGGGCAGCTCACCCTAACGGATGCGCAATACTTGAAGCTCATCCTTGCGCGCATCTACCGGAACCACGTCAAGGGTGGCACCCTCCCACAACTCCTCGAGGCCTTGCAAATCGTGATGCCCGATTTGACCACATCGGACCTTGTCCGCATTACGGAGATCGGACATATGACCACCCTCGTAGCCGTAGGCCGGGAGGTGGAGGCTTGGGAGGCGGGCATCTTCAACCTCACGAGTGGGGTATCCATGTCACGTGGGGCCGTGCTCCCACGTCCCACCGGGGTGAGCCTCTCCCAATATTGGTGGGCCGATGGATGCTTCACCTTTGCCCTTGAAAGTGACGTCACAACTCTAGAAGATCCAAATGGTGTGGGATTCAATACAACCGAAAGCGCAACCGTAGGCATTGGCCGATGGGCGGAGGATTTTTGACATGAGCATCTCAAAGCCGGCACTCTCCGTTATTTGGGGTTCCGATGCCTCGGGCAACCTTCTCGATCCCGGAGGGGTTAAGAATACGGGCATGCCCGCGGGGGCCAAGTCGATCCCAAGAAGGTGGATGAATTGGATCCTCAACAAGACGGATTCAGCGGGGAGGTACTTACTCGGCCGTGGGGTTCCGGATTGGGATGTCGGAGAGACATACTCAATTGACGATCGCGTGCAATACAACGGAAGCACCTACGCGTGCACGCATCCCCCGCTAGCTCACCAAACCCCCGCGGATGCTTCTTACTGGCAGCGGTGGGGCTTCACCGCTCTTGAGTTCGAAGGAAAGTTCTCCGACATGCTCTCCGCGGCATTTGGGGGCCTCTTCTCCACGGCCTTTGAAGCTGCGTTTGGCGCCAAGGTGGCAATCACGGACGTCCGGAGCTTGGTTACCGTGGATCCCCTTGTCTCCAATGGGGTGGCCAAGGCCGTGGCAATCGGCAACCTTCGGATCATGCTCCTTACCTTTACAGGTAATACGGACTTGACATCATTCCCCATCACCTTTGCCGATGCCATAGGGTGGGCAAGGAGCGGCCATATCTTCCCATTTGTGCGCGGCTCCGGGCAAGGTGGAGCCCCAACCTACACCACGATCGCAAACGGCTCCATGGGGGTTGTTAATGTTGGGTATTTGGGGGGCATCGGTGGGCTTGGGTCCACTTGGCAGATTGATATGGTGATCTTCAATACGGTTGCGTAATACATGAGTCTCCGGGGTGATCGCATAGGTGTTGAGGTTGCGGATGCGCTAGGCCGCAGTCCGACCGATGAGCTACGCGATGCCAAGCGGGACGTATGGAGGAGGGTGTGTAACGCCCTCGATCCGTACCTCCTCGATTCTTGGTTGGACATCTACGCGGATCCCACCCTCGAGAATACGACAATGCCGGACGGCTCCCCCGTGGAGCCAAAGACAGTTGCTTGGCAGATTGCCGGGGGCCTCCCCGTTGCGATTTGGGTTAAGTTCGGCTTGGGGATGAAGGATTGGGATCTCATTTGGCCCGTTGGAGGCGGCCGTGGGTTTGGGATTTTGCGGACGGCCTATGAGATCGACTTCACCACGTTAACCCCCCAAAACCTTCTCACGGGAGGTGATGGGGCCAAGACAATAGGCGGGAAGCCGTGGACGCTAGCCCAATCGGGACGGCTTGCAGTTGCCGCGCTCAATGGTGGAACATACCCCGGCATCTACTTAAAGTGTAATACGGAGATTTCCGTAAACTCCCAACATGTCCTAAATGGTGGGGCCCTTTACACCCCAATCCCTACCCTATCGGATGCGCTTGCCGTGAATGCACGGCCGCAGATTGCGGAAACGTGGCTATGGGTGCTTGGCAGCGTCCCGCATGCCCCTACGGCAGATTTCGAGAGCACCCACGTGGGGTTGATTTGGTCCGTTCAATCTTACACCTACAACGGCCTTGTTAAGTTTTCCATCGGGGATGGGGCCAATAGCCTTGACTCTCCGACAAAGTCTTACGGCAGGACACAATTTTCCGTGGGTGGTAATGACACCTATGGAGAGGCCCGGGAGCAGGTTCAATATGGAGCTTGGGCGTTCCGGATTCTCCCCGGTGAGGTGGAGTGCTACACCACCGATTCCCCGGGAGATGGCAGCTTCCCGGATATCAAGGCCCTAAAATTCCGCGGCCGTGCTCCCTTCATTGCCTACGATGGGGTGCCAGGAGAGCAACACGGCAACGCCAAGGAATTCTACAACGTTTGGTTTTCTGTAATGTCCGGTAATACGCTAGGGCATCAAGACTTAGTGCTTCGGAAGATGCGGATCCAATACCTCCCCACCGCGATGGGGAGCGCTCCAACTCCCTCCACGGCCCGAGTGGATGAGCCTTTCTTCCCCGTTGGGATTACGGATGGGGTGTTGGGAGACTTTGGCGGGCATCGCAATTTGCTTGTTACGGGCTCCGGCCCATTGGTGGGCATCCCGTCCGCAAGCCTCATCGGCGGGGAGAAACTCTCCCTCACGTTCACCGCTGACACCACGATCACGGCCATGGGCTCTCCAAGCTCCGGCTCCAAAATCAAAACCCCAAGGATGGGGGATCCAAGTCCTCAAGACATCCACCTCAAGGCGGATGACACGGTGGAGGTGCAATTCCGCATCGACACAACGCCAACCTTCTGGAAAGTGATTGGGGGATCCTACGCATGAGATATATTTTGCGCATTGCTGGCCTTCTTGGTGCTCTGTTCTGCGTTGCTGCTTTGGTGGGGTATTTTGATCG